CAAAGACCTACTATGAAAGACTGTGCCAAAACTCTAAGTGAAAATAAGGTCATCATCGCCATCCTCTTCATCTGATCCACTGCTTGATTGCTCTTCATTCTGATCATCCAAGCCCTGATACCCAGGAGGGTCATTTTTGAGGAAGAGAAAATGCCAGATTTCTTGGTCATCTGTTTTGTCTGAATAATTGTGTAGCTCTGTTATCTTCTTAAGACTCCCATAGCATGGCACTAACCCAATGTATCGGGATGGCTCAGCTTTTGGCCTCCGTTTTATTAAGGTTGACGTGGCCTCAAAATCAACATCACGCCCTGCAACTATGTTGGACTGGATCAAGTAATACCCCACTGCCCCTATGTCCTGCCTTAGCCTATTCACTTCCTCATCAACCCCGTCATCAAGGATATCTATTGCTTTGTTATATTTCTCTCGAAGAAATGTGAGTGATATGTCGTCACCACCTAAACTCTTCAAGTACCCTCTGAAAAGGATATACCCCCAGAGCATCGATTGTGAGTCCTTGGAAGCACTGTATAAGCTGGTTGCAGCATGGAGCAATGAGGATGATGCATTAACCTGTGTGGCCTGTTTGCACGCAGATAGGTAAGATGCCCGCATGGCTGATACTCCAGTCCTAACTTCCCTATAAGCAGGCCCAGATATGAAAGGTCTCAGGGAATGCTGGATAGAGGCCTCCATCTCCCTCACAGTACACTGAGGAATTAACTCAGTTGTAGATGAGTAATCTTTGGCATAGACCATTGGAATCTTAACACCTCCGACACTCTTGTATAAACCTTTAAATGAAGTAATACCAATCACATAGAAATACTTTGACTCAGATTCCCTGAATATAGTAATGCTGGATGTTGCTCCCACTATCAAGTTGATATATGTTGTCATAGCATCATTAGGATCAGTGAATTCACGACAAACAAGGTACAAATCAGCCTCTTCTCCTGTGAGTGTGGAATCATATGCTAAGGTTGGAGAACTGGACCTCTCTATGCCAAGCCTGTCAACCATCTTTGTAATAAGTTGATTTGAGGTTGCATTTAGGCTTATGCCTCCTATTCCATGTCTTGTAGTATAATCAAGGAGCAGCTCAGTGCAAAGGTTAGTTGCCTCATCCTTCTTTAACACTTCATCTGGGTACCAGCATTCCCCACCTAGATGACCCGGTGTGACTTCGATGTTGAAGGACTCTATATATTCCTTGGGTGAAGGTGAAAAGGACGATGTCAACATATGTGCTACCTGCCTCGGTACATCAATTATCTTTGAAGCAGCCTTCGAGATGACAAGTTGATAGAATACATGCTGATCAAGCCTTAGCGAGCTGACATCTGAGGCTGCATCATAATCCTTTATCAAAGGCCTCTCATAGTACATGGCACTAACGTGATGAGCTATCCTTGCAGCTACTGTCTCTAGTAGGGGTTGTGAGATCATTGCATGGTGATCAGGGCCGAGCTCTCTAGAGGATGCAGTTGAGTATATCTCCTCCTCTTCATCAAAGTCCAACCTAAAGTATTCAATGAATTGTTTGATACTATTCATGTCAGCCACCTTAACCCCCCTCTCATTCTCTACCATTATTCTGTCTATAGCACCAGGTTGTGTGGATAAGAAACTCAGAGCTCGATAAAACTTAAATGACTCTATCAAGGCACTTACAGAATTATAGGGATGGCTTGTTGATCGATGGGAAGACTCTCTGACCAAGTCTCTGCATATAAACAGCCAGTCTATCATACTGTCTATGTTCACCAAGCCAGTAGCCCTTGCCATTTCAGTTGTGTCCCAGCTGAGGTCTCTGCCTAAGTCCATTAGAAGGGCTATAGTGTTGCTGAATGCCTGCCTGTAAGCCACTCTATGGCTCGCTGACATCCTGCCTGCTGAGTCCCTCCCAGATCGGATGACAACAAGCTTGCCACCTAACTTAGGGAGGAGAGTCTCTGTCCTCAGAACTTCAGCCAAGGCCTCGCTCATGTCAGACTGCATCTTGTTGATGTTGCTAAAGTGCTCGAGTGGGATCACATCTAGGTTCAATTCCAGAAATGCATCTGTTACTGCATGTAGCTGTGACATGAACCTCTCTCGCGCCACCTGTCTCACCTCAGCAAAAGCTAGACCATAATCACCCATTCTTCCAAGCCTAGTCATGGGGATGAAAGAGCTCTTGTAACTTGGTGAGAGAAGTCTCCATGCAGCTTTGAGTATAGCATTCCTCACTACAGTCATTCGATGGAACATTGGAATTGGGATGTCTTGATAAGGCAGAACTGGCGAGTGACTAGTCATCAGGCTCTCAACAATCCAACGGGCAAGTGATTCAGTGAGAATTGCAGTGTAGGTATCCCTCTCTTCTTCTGTCATAGCAGTACCAAAATGGGTCATATCAGCAACTTGCTGTGCAGCGGACCTTAGGTCGTGAAACTCATTGATGCTCGTCTGAAACTCTGAGATCAGGTCTCGGTCTTTGGCATATTCAACTAGCCGCTGAGGTATGTTTTCATCCTCTCGTATCTCCATCATAGGATTGACAAGCCCAGCATCATCCATCTCAGGTACTGCCATAAACCTGACTGTGTAAGTCTTAGACTTCTGAGTTGCCAACTGGGATAGAGTTGGGGTTACTATCTCAATTGCCATTACCCTTGCCAACTCAAGGTATGTAGTCCTATCAGCTGACTTCATAGTTGAGAGCTTACTCTGCAGCCTACCTGAGAACCTTACAGTGGACAGTGCCCATTGGGGTCGTGGAGGACAAATCATGATATCTACAGCCTTCCTTGAAGAGCCACCAGCAGACATCCTTTTGAGGTTAGCCAATGGGCCGGCAGGAATGAAAGGCATCGAGCAGCCAAGGACATTTGCAAGAGCGACAAAAAGCTTGACAGCATGTGGGTTCATTGACACTGCCTCTGCAACAACCTTTAAAAAGTTGCGTTTAGTTGACTTTGAGGGATCACCACTAGCCTGTGCAAACCATGAGAGCGAGACATCTGGTTGTGGAAACTTGATCCTGGGTTCCTGATATCCTTGTTCAACCAAACTCCTGCACTCTTCTGTTGATATTGTGACGATTATATCAGCATTCTCTTCTGTCAACCTGAGATACGTCCTTCCAGACGGCTTCATGTATGATAGATTAATGTGCTTGAAGATCTTGCTATAGGCTAGGTTGTACAGTTGAGCTGGGGAGTAGATATCTTGAGCATGTGATGTTAGTGCATCCAACCAGAGCTCCATGGACCTCTTGCAGTTGTAAGTATCTCTCGCCTGAGCCTGTCGGCGTACTTTTCTTGAGAGCAACTTCCTCGCCCCATTACTCTTAATCAAGGCAACAGACCTAGTGAAGTCGACATAGCTTGGACAAGCAGTGATGATCTTGGAAATTACCGAGGGCTCCACAACTGTGGCATTGGCTAACAAGCTCCTGATTGATGAGATCGATGAGGGTCCAAGTGGGTTAGACCTTATAGAGATGTCTGTCGTCCCCTCAAGAGCCTCCAAGAGCTTCATTGTTACAGACAGACCACTCGTATCAGGTAGTGTGGCTGCTATCCTCTGTGAGTTTGAGATCAGTTGGACATCTCTAGATGAGGAAACTAGATTGGAGCCAATGTGGCTGCATATACGGCCAACAACCTCAGGGTCCATCTTCTCAAGCATAAGCAGGTCGGCATAGAACTCGGATGATGATTCTATACATGTGCTTGTGGATAGCTCGATAGGTGAAGGGACTCGGAACCCTGAGCAGGAGAACGGCACTATCATCAATGCACTTATCTGTGAGATAGTCATCCTAACGTTCATACGCCTTAGACGCTTCAGAGTGTAAAGGTGCATCAAGATATAAGCAGTTTCTGCAGTGCACCCAGCCCTGGCCAGTGATCTTGCCTGTCCTATCGTTGCTGAGACTATTGTGTGCAAGGTGTTAACTCCCTTAGTCATATCATAAAGCCCTACCCTGCTAAGCTCCTTGAACCACATGGGTAGGATTTTATTGTCTACACAGATGTCTCCAAGATACTCCCACACACAAGTGGACACAAGGGTTTTGGAAAGGTGGAAATTGAGCCCTAGAGAAAGGTATATTCCCTTTATACTCTCTATCTTCTGCCTTAACATCTTACCCCCTAGATGCTCAGGGAATATGAACATGAGGAGGCCATCATCTGAGAAAGTGAGGAGATGGCCAGATAATCCTGTTGCTTCAAGGGCTATCTCCATGATGATTGCATGGATCGATGACCATATGAAGTTTAGGAACCCTTCAAAACCTCCTTTGACCCCTGCCAGGTAAGAACCGTAGTTCCTAGTATTATGGATAACAATTGATGCACGAAAGACCAGGTCCAGTCTCTTCAGCCATTCCTCTCCTGTTAGCTCAGCAAGGATCGCCCCATACTCTCTTATTAGACGCATGGGGAACTTCTTAGAAAATTCAGACATGTCAAAGGAGACAAACATTGCTACTTTATTCGCTGTCGGGCCAGTCATGGACTCACAGAACTGTTCCAGATCTTTGCGTCTTGCTGTGTAGGACTTTGTTATAGAGACACCAGTTTGCGACCTAGACACTTGTCTTGCAAGCCTCTCAGAGATCTGTGTTATTGTCTTAAGGTTTTGCTCAGCCATGTAGAATAATCTTGTAATCTTCTTGTGGAACTCACCAGCCTTTGGTTCAGTCCCGACAATGTAAGAAGCCTCTGGGTTATCCATTATGAAGCGTTCAAAGTCTTCCTGTGGTATGTCCTCTATCTCAACGCCCCTAAACTTTGACTCAAAAGCTTCATGAATTCTTATAACCTTCTCAAATCGCCTGATTGATCTTGGTGTTGATAGTTCCGAACACCCTGTCAGTTCTGATACTACGTCATTTACTGGTCTGAACTTATCCCTACTCTTCATAACTAATTCATCATCTGAACCCATCGCCCACTCTCTTAAGTTTGTGAAGTCAGTAGCTGATACCTCAGCAGCCATCTGAGACGACTTGTCTGAAGGTGGGACTTTCATTGAAGATGGAGGGGTCAGGGTCCGGACTGGCAGAAATGTGACTTCATCCCAAGCCAATGATGACATACCAGCAACTTGTGATATTTTCACCTGGGTAGCATTTGCAGCTCTTCTGAGGGTGTCACCAAAATCTGACTTCTCTTTTAGTCGAACATCATGCTTTGCAGACATCAGAGACCTATATAAAGTCCTCCTTGTAGTGCCTCTGAATCTAGATATTTGTTTTGGATCAATTCTATTAGGCTCTTTCAACCCTGCTATTGATTCCCACATTTCAGACATGTTTGCATCAGGATGAGGAATACACTTGTAAACATTGGCAACATTTGCTGCATCCTTATCTGAGTAAACATAGCTCTTCAAGACTGATATTATCTCAAGTGCCCATTCCCTCTTTTCCAATGAATACGTAGCTGCAAGTGACTTGGCAGGATTGGAGTCTAGAACATCATCGACAGCCATCCTAGCGACTAAGATATTCCTTGCCGCCTTTATCCATTCCCCGATTGCCTCTGGAGATTCTTGAACCATCCGGCCGATTAAGGACAAGAACTCTGAAAGAAACTCTTCAGGAGTACCTTTCAGGTTGATTTCACCTAAGCCAGTCATAAGATTTGTCAAAGAATGGAAGAGCTCAATTAACCGCTCAAAATGCATCCCTGAGAACATGTAATCCTTCTCACCCATCGAGACATGGAATGTGTCCATAATGGTAAATGCAAGCATGTCCCCATAAGCCACAGATAAGCGAGTTTTGTGTTTGCAAGGCTCTTCACTCCGACAAATAGAATTCACCTCTCTCGAAAATGCCGATCTTGACTGGTCATAAAGATCCTTCAAAATTTCATGCGCCTCAATCATCCTGGCAATGAACTTTCTACTGTCGTGGTCAGTGAATGTCCGTGATGAAAACTTATGACAAGTGCCGTCATTTACAGATCTGAGCTTGGAGAACGTTAGTGAAGCCTGGATCTCACCAAGGATCTCTGCGGATCTCGGAGTCATCCTTTTCAATCCGAACACATGAGTCTTCATATAATCTATTGTAAAAGTCCAGATCTGGAAGTTGCCCCAGATTTTCTTAGGTGGATCAAGTCTAACAGGCACACCTTTCTCAATTGAAGCATCTTTCTCCCTGAGGACATAACTTAGTGCCTCAGCTCTATACTTCTCGATTATCCCACGCTCTCTCTTTGGCATATTATCGTATAGGACCTTAATTTTCTTCTTCCATTCGGTAGGGGCATAGTTCCTTCCCCAGTGGTCCATAAAATTTGACTCAAGGATTTTGGCAGATAAGTAATCTGTACCAACTACTGAGACCATTTTACTTGTTCTACTACTTCCTGATTTGTCTTC